ATTGACCAGAGCTGTGACTGTGGCACAAACCATGCAGGATTAGGTACATCTGTACGCCAATAGCATTCGTGCTCGATTTCGTTGCTTAACATCCAGCCACGAAATGTGACTACATCGTATGTGTCGTTGACTGTGCCCAACACGTACACGCCTGCAGGGTTCGTTATCTTTTTTATGAGACAGCCAGCGGTCAGCAATGTTGCTTTAATTTGGTAGCCCATAACGTCGGTACTTAGCCGGTCATACGGTCTGTAACTAAACGGTACGCCTAGCCATTTAGCAAACGCTAATTCGGCTGTGTAACCAATTTTTGTTGTGCCAGCGGTATTTGGGTGCACAAAACTTTCGCGTTGTTTACGCAACTTTATTTGTGCCTCACACGTTGCAACAATGTTTAACACTTTGTTTTTGTCGTGCTGGTCAAGTCTGATTATTACCTGTTCACTGCTCATAGTTTCTCCTGCTCGTCGGTACGGGTTTGACTTTAGCACAAGCTTTTAAACCAGGGTGACACCACAACACTTTTGTTGGGTTAGTCGCGTGTCGAGTACCGGTCATGTTTAAACCGCATTTTCTACAGGGCTTTAATAACATTTATGGCCGCACGTAACACTGACGCATTAAATCGCGTCTGCTCGTTTGCAATTGTCATATTTGCTTCGTACATAATTGCCAGCTCATCAAGCAAAATGCTGTGGTCAACCGGCTCTGGGCGCGGTACATGATTTGGACGAAAAATTTCGTCAATCATGTTCGTAAACACTTTGCCCATTTTGTCGCTGTAGTTATTTGGGTACATCTGTCGGGTCTCCTCTGTGATGCCGGGTTCGGGATATGGTATGTCGGTCATGAAGCGGGCATGCTCCATGCCGACCAGCCCACGATACGCCATAGGTGTAACGCGGCACGGATATTGACATCTGGGTTATATAAATCATCAAGTTTTTTGATGTAACCGTCTTTGATTAGCCATGTTTGGTGCACGCCGTTTATTTGGAATAGTCCTCGACTGCCGTTGTTGCTGTCAGCTGCATTTAGGGCCGTTGCTAGGCATCGGCTTTCGCGTTGCATGACACGCAAAATCATTGGTGACTCGGTAATAGGCCAGCCAGCCAAAATGGCATCGTTTAGATATTCCATGCAACCCTTGTATGGCAGCGTTGTGGTTGGTGCAACGGTTGGCAGCGTAGGCACAACGCTGTTTAGTACAACGGTTATTTGTCCTGTGGTCTGTAGATGGCTCTGAGACGGTTTACTAGCATCCCAGAGCAACGTAAATGCCGCTAACCCAGTAATAAACCATGCGCCTATTTTGATGCTTAAAAACGTCATTTTTTCTCCAATTGGTATGGGGTGCCCCAGCTGTCGCCAATCGCATTTTTGAACGCAATTTGCGCGTGTAGCACTTTGTCTGTTTCGGGGTCACGAAATATCTGTACGAGCACCATCTGTTCGGTGTCTAAATGTGTGGTGTAAACCTCGTACACATAAGTTTTGGCGTCTGCCATTTGTGTCTCCAATCGTCGGTACAACGACCATAGAGCATCACTGTGGCAATTCGGTGAATACCCTCTGAAACGCTTGTTTTACAAGGTTTGGTGCGTCTGCCATCTGTGGGTTTATTTCCACGTGCAGCCAATCTCCATTCGGCGCATTGTGTATTTCTGGCTTGCTGTACGACTTCCACGCTTGACGGTCACAACGCCAACCACGCCCAAACGCTTTAGGAAAATAATCAAGCACGCATTCAACGCCTAACGCGTTTGCGTTGGCTAACACAATGTTTATAAACGCGATAGTGCCTTTACGGTTGGCATCTGGGTGTTGCTCTGACGGCCTGTAAGACAAGTCAACTGCTCGACCAGTGGCATGCACAGATAATGAACCAGGTGTACCGCGCATGTCTCGCACGCCCCAATTGCCGTTATTCCAAAACGCGCCGCCACCGTATTTAATTGCTTGCCTAATCCACTCATCCATGCCGGCACGTGGGCCTGCAGCTGCACCGTCACTGTTGCCTGTGTACGGCTTAGACCCAATGACTTTAGGGTTGGCTGGCAATATTGGCATCAGCGGGTTTCCGTTTAAGGCCGTTAGCGGCAACAAGTCCAGACAATGTGCCGGTCATAAATATTGACAATGTTTTTAGCAAGTCAATAAAAGCTGCGTCATTAGGTGATTGTTCTAACGGTTGTGAAACAAACAAAAGTCCAAAAATAAAACCAATTACTGTAAGTCCAAAAGTGACTGCAATGGTGCAACCAACAAACACAATCATTCGAGCGTGCAACAATTCTATTTCTGCTCTTTCCCTAGCCATTGTCGCACTGCCTTACCGTGACGCAATGACTGGGTAGTGCACTGTTGCGTACAGTTTTTTTGCCTGCGTTGTCGCGTGTTGTTTCGCAAGCGGTCAGGACAAGTGCAAGCATGACACTAGCCAAGTAGTAGCGCGGCTTCATCGGCTGTTATTCCTAGCCTGTCAAGTACGGCTTGTTTTGCTGTGGCTTTGTCGGCTGCTGCTTTCGCTTCGGCTTTCGCTTCTGCTAACGCAATTTTTTGCCATTCTGCAAACGCTGTTTCTTCTGTTTCGGTCATGTCACGGTCAATGCCGTTGTCGTTAATTTTCATTGTCATACCGTCTTTGCGTATCCGTACACGGTGTATGTACCTGTAATTGTGCCAGACGCAACGCTTACGGCAAAACCGTCGTAGGCAGTCGAGTTAGAATTATCGCCAACGGTTTGATAAAAATCAGGAAACGCATACGAAGTGTCAGACATTGCGATGAGTGCATTAAAGTTTGTTGCTTCGGCTAGTTGTGGGCCTGTTAATTCCAACCAAAACGATTGCGTAAAACTTCCAGTAGAACCAAAACCGATTGCAAAGTTTGATGCCGCAGTTGTTCTCAATGGTGTTGAAGCACCACCACCAACGGTCAATCTTTGATAATTATAGTTTGATGTCGCAGGCGTAGTACTAGCCCGAAGTTGCATAGATACTACGCCGCCAGTCGTACCAGTAAAACGGCAAATCATTCTGTAATTGGTGTAACTGCTAGTAAAAATACTGTCAGCACTAAAACTTGCTACCGCACTAAATGCTGTTTCGGCTTTAACACAAACCAAACCGCCAGCCGTAGATGGCCCGACAGTAGCCCAAGCAGCGCCATCGTAATACTGCACAATGTTGCTGGCCTCGATGTAACACAATTGGCCCTCTGCCAATGCTTTGTTACTGCCACCAAACGCCGCATCACGAGTAACGGTTGTAGCAAACACTGGTACGCCTGTGCCAGCACTAGCGTTTTGTTGTGCAGCGGTCAATACTTGATTGGCTACAAATAGTGGCACGGTTGTCTGTGTGTTTGCCATAGTTGTACTTTATCCTATGCCAGCGCGTTCGTGGTAGATAGCACCCCAAACGTAATGTCGTCTAAAATAAAATCGTTAAGAATGATGGTTGGTGACGTCCACAAGCTCATGCGGTGCCCGGTATTCATGTCAATTACGTGGTCAATGCCTTCGACTGATAAATCCTGTGTCACGGATGTAGGCGTACCGCTGGTAAACGATTTTGTGATGGTGACGGTTTGCCCAATTTCTATGGGTGCCAAGGTATTTTTCTGGGCATCGGTCAAACTGGCAAATGTGGTTGACACGTTGGTGAAACGCGGTTTAGGTATTGGATACAGCAAGTAACTGGCAAGTGTGGCAGCTTGCGCGTCGCTTGATAACAAACTGTCTGTAATTGCTTCTGTTTGTTTAAAATACTGGCTAATTGAGTCTGCATCGCTGGCGTTTTGTAGCGTGCCGCCAGACTCAATAGTAATGTTGCTGTTGTTGATGACCGATTGTTGGTCAAATTCGACCACAATGTTGTCGTAAGGCGTAGCCGTATTTGTGTCGTTAAATGTGACGGTAGGTGCTGCCAACGTGGTGCCGATGCGCGGCTGGGCTGTAAGCACGTTGGTGCGGCTACAAAAAATGCGGCCCTGTTCGGCTTGCTGAATGCGGTTTAAGTAGGCGTTTACGTTTGTGCCGCTAGCGATGGTGTAAGCCCCTAGCGTCGCTGTAGGGCTGGCTGTAAGGGATGTGGTGCCTGTGTACGCTGCGGCTGTTAAAACGGCTGTAATGCGTGCTGACGAGGTTTGGCTACTGGTAGCAGTAGACGGTAAACTGCCTTGTGACAGCACATAGATGTCGTCGGCAGCAAATATCTGGTAACTGGTCAAACCGCCCATGTTGTATTGCTGGTTATAGGTTGTTACTCGACCAGTAAACAAGTATTCGCCGTTACGGCTCAAACGGATTTGACGCAACGGTGCTAGTCCTGGCTGTTCGGTCAATTGGTTGTAATACGCGCTAGATGTGTTTAACGGGTCATAGGCACGATTGGTGTTGGGCACGCTAATGCTGACAGACATTGTGCCAGGCCCAAATACGTCTAACGGTTTGTGTCGTCCTCGACTAATACAAATGTTTTGCACAACGGGTGTGATGTCCACGTAATCGGTTCCGTCGCCGTCAAGTACAGCTGTGCCGTTTAATGTTGACTCGTCTAAGTAAAACGCTGACGAGTCGTAACCCGTAGACAATTCCAGTAAGTAAGTGCCGCCAGTAATGACGGTTGAGCCAGCCATTATCTAATCGCCAGATTGAGTGGCCCGTAAACTTGCGTGTATTGCGTAAGTGCGTCAACGACGCTGCGCCCAATGTCGGCTGCAGATGAAATACCGCCAGTGATGTTTATTGTTACGCCACCGCCCATGCCACCGTTATTCCCGTTTAACGGAATTACGGCTTCTGGGCCGTTCTCGCCAATCATTGCTAATGTTGGGCCAGTAACAATGCCGCCTTCGGCTAAATATGGGATGTTCGGCACGCTAAACCCTCGACCGCCTAGACCCGGCACCCACGATGGAAACTCAAACGATAGTTTGCCAATGGTGCTATTCCATAGTTTAGCAATGCCGTTAAAAATGGATTTGTAGATACCTAGCACGGCAGTGAAATAATTGCTTAACACGTCAAACGCAAATTTGGTGCCGGTGACTATGCCGTCAATTACGGTGTCAACAACTTTTCTGACAATGTCAAATTTAAAGTACAGTGCTACAAGTGCAGCAATAACTAGCCCAATGCCTAACGTGGCAAACCCAACCATTGCTAATTGGGCGGCGGTCAAACTTAATGCAAACACTGTGTTTACCAGCGTGGCGATACCGACAACTGTGTTGAATAGTAAAACGGCTGCAGACACGCCACCAATAACGCCAATAATAATTAACAGCGTTTTAGTGTTTTCTTGTGCCCAACTGCCAAATTTGATAAGTACTGGTAGCGCCGCTTCAACTATTGGAATAAGTGCCGCGCCGATTGACTCTTTGGTTTCTGATACGGCAATGCCTAAACGTTTCATGCCGCCTTCGGCTGTTGCAGCTGCCGCGTCGGATGCCCCACCAAACGTGCCGCCTAAAACATTCATTACGTCATCAAGCGACGCGCCATCTTTAATCATCGCTTTAATTTCTGGCGACAACGCTTGCAAACCTTTCATGTTGCCGCCATACGCTTTAGCCAACGCGTCAGAAACTTCGGCAAGTGATTTGTTAGACCCTGTAGCAATGTCTTGGGCAAGTGTCAACGCTGATTGTGCTGTCTCAACGTCTTTAGTGCCACGCACCAAACTTGCTAATGCCGGGCGCAACTCATCATCTGCAACACCGCTAGCCAATGACATTTGTGTAATAAACTTTTCGCTAGACGCAATCTGGGCATCGCTAGCACCTGTCACATTTTGCAACG